CAGTCATCGACGGCCACGTCGACGTCCGGGATGCCGAAATGCCCATCCCTGCCGGCGATCGTGAGCCGGAACATCTGGTCTCCGATGCTGGTGGCCGTCGCGCGGCCGGGGAGCGGGCTGGGCACGAGGTATTCGCGAAACAGCGTCAGGGCAGCGCGTTTGATGGGGGAGGGGACGAACTCGCGGCCGTGCGCGTAGTGCAGGCCGATGTTGAGCCGACCGTATGGCCAGGCGTCCTCTGTGTCGTCCCTGACCAGCACGTTGTCATCAGGCGTGATGGCCGCCAGCTCGGTTACCGTCAGCGCGGTGCCATCGATCGTCCCCGAGTAGAGTTCGGCCACCTCGAAGTCGGGGACAAGCAATTCGCGTACGCCCCGCGCGCTGCCGCTCACGCTCACGCGGCGCCCCCGGCGTACAAAGGCCACCTTGCCAGCCAGCTCCAGGGCGTCCTCAATCTGCGTGCGCGCGGCGCGCAGCGTCGCCAGGGGGTAGCTTGAGCTGCTGGCAAAGGCCGTATCAAGGGCGCGGATCTCGGCGATCTCGCAGAAATAGCCGGCGGCGAGATCGAAGTCGCTCACCCACGACCACGCTACGCCGCCCATGGTGCCGGTCCAGGCCGCGTGGTAAGTATCGAGCCTCGCGCACAATGCGGCGTCGAGGGCGTAGGAGAGCGCGCCGGCGGCATACGTCGGAACGCCGGTGGCCACCACGGCTCCAGCGCCGTCGGTGACCGTGATCGTCGGCGCTGTGACGGTCTCCGGCGCGCCGTCGTCGGGGACGGTCGATACCGACAGCGGGTATGTGCCGGCGGCGATCTTGCGGAATCGGTCCATGCCTATGCGATGACCTCCGCGCGGCGCATGCCGACGTAGATCGTCGCGAGATCGGGCGACACATCCTCCTCGGATCCGGCCGCGAAGATGAGCTTGTGCGCGCCATCGGCGTCTCCGATGTCGAGGTGGCAGTCGGCGAGGAAGCGTAGCCGCACCAAGCCGCCCGCCGGCGCTGCCTTCACGCGCGGTTTGCGAGCTACGCTCACGCCGTACCCTCAGCTGGGCTCTCGTGCCGCTCGTAGGTGACCTTGTCGGTGACAGTGGGAGTCGTCGGCCGGTTGCGGGCGCCGTACTGGACATACCACGCCATCTCCTCCGTGGTGTGCGTGGCGTCTTTGTCGACGACCAGGCGCACATAGCGCTCGGTCGGCTCGTAGAGATCGATGATGAATATCTGGTTGTCGTCGTCGGCGGCGACCGTGATGCCGGTTCCCTCAAGGTCCGCGGCGTCGCTCAAGTTGGAAGCGGCGCCCTGCTGCGCCTTGATGGAGTTGACGCCGGCTGCCTCGATCGCGCCGAACTTCACGAACATGAGCACGCCGCGGTAGCCGTCCATGTCGAGGGTCGCGCCGTTGCGGTCGGCCGCAGCCGCGACGGCGAAATCAAGCGCGGTGGTGATCTTGAAGTCTGTGATGCCCTTGGGTATTCCCATGGTCTACGCCTTTCTCTTGGCGACGGGCGCGGCGTCTCCGGTGTGATGACGCCGCGCCCGCTGTTTCACTTGCTATGCCGATCCGTTCGCTGTGCTTAGCTATTGTTGGACTTCAGCAGGAGCGCCGCCTGGTAGTTCCAGGCGCAGCCGCCCAGGCGCGCCAGTGAGTAGAAGCGCACCTTCGGCGTGGCGGTGTAGGGGTCACGCAGAATCGTGGTGCTGCGATGGATGCCGACCGCGTAAGCGGCGGCGATGTCGGCGAAGGCAATCGGGTAGTTCGCCGCGCCGATGGCCGGAGCGGAGTCGCTCTCGAGCACTCCTTTGCCGTAGATCGTCCAGTTGCCGGCGACGTCCTGCTTGCAGAGAGGCGAGGTGGAGGCCGCCGGGTCTGCGAATGCGGCTGCGGTCGCCAGCGTGGCGCCGGACATGATCCACTTTGCGTTCTTGCGGAACTTGACCGGCAAGGCGAAGTAGAGCGTCAAGAAGTTGGTATTGAGAATCGCGCCAGCCGAGGTCGAGAGCTTGGTCGTATACGCCGAGGTTTCCGCGAACAGGCCCTTGATCTTCGTGGTGCCGCTGCCATTTACGGCATCGGCGCCGGCCTGCTCCTGGATGTCCTCGAACATCCAGCCCATCAGCATGTCCTCGGCGCCAACGACGGAGTCAAGGTACTGCTGAGAGGCACGCTGGTCGCTGTAGTAGTCGTAACAGACCAGCGTCGGGCTGGTGAGCGTCGGCGCGTTCTGTTCGGAGCGCGCGCCGGTCTCAGTCGCGTTGGCGACGACGCCGTGAGCGCTCTTGTACGGCAGCATCAGCGTGGTGTCGCCGGTCAGATGGAACAGCGTGGCGTTGCCGAAGATCGGATCGCTGAGGCGGACCTTCTCAATCATCTGTGCGTGCAGCGGCTCGGGCACCAGGTAGCCGCCGTTGGCGTCCGTGGTGGACATGGAGGCGTTGCGGATCTCGCCCGTCCTCAGATAGGCCCTGAAGTCCCTCTCCACCTGGACCTCTGCCGAGGGCTCCCCGATGGGCGCACCCTGGCGCGCGACCATCTCGCGGAGTTCGACCAGCTCGGCATCCTTCATCTGGGCGGCGGTCTCCTCAAGGGCGTGGATCTCGCCCATGAGGCCCATGATGCGATCCCGGTCGGTCGGCGTAGTCTCGGCCTTCGCGGTGAGCGTCGTCACCTCGTCTTGCAGTACTTTGGCGCGCCCCTCGAGGGCGGTGTAATCAAAGCGGGACTTCATGTCTGGTCCTTTCGGTACAAGTGGGCGGGCACGAGCGGCCTGCCTGGAAGCGGAGTGGCCTCTGCGGCCGGTACGGGCGGGGCCTCTGCGGCCGGGTCCGGGGGGTCACTTGTCGGCGCCTGCGGCGTCGCCAGCGTGGTGGGCACGCGCCGGAAGCCGAGGGCGGCAAAGTCGAAGGTCGCGCACGCGGCGGCCTTGAGGGGCCCCGCGATCTCGTCCGCGAATCCGAACGCCTTGGCCTCCACGGCGGTGTACCAAGTCTCCTCGGCCATCGCAGCAATAATCTCGGCGGGATCTCGGCCAGTCCTGGCCTCGTATACCCCGGAGATTGTGCTGCTGAGCTTGTCGAGGGTCTCAGCCATCTTGCGCATCACAGTGGCGTCGCCCGTGGCGACGCCGTACGGGTTGTGGATCATGAAGAGCGCGTTTTCAGCCATCACGACCGTGTCTCCCGCCAGGGCGATCACGGAGGCGATCGAGGCGGCCAGGCCGTCGACGTAGGTGATTATCGTCGCGGGGTGGTTGCAGAGGCAGGTGTAAATCGCCTGGCCGTCGAAGGCTGCGCCGCCTGGGGAGTTGATGTGCAGGGCGATGTGCTTGACGTCGAGCGCGGCGAGATCTTTGGCAAACTCCGCGGCGGACAGGCCGTCGCCCCAGAAGTCATGGCCGATCTGCTCATAGATCCAGATCTCCGCCTCGTCGGCGGCCTTGGCCCTAATCTCATACCAGCTGCGATGGCTCATTCCGAGTGTACCTCCTGCTCCAGTGTGGCGACGGTGTCACCCGTGCCTGAGAGCGCCTGAGCGATAAAGGCCTCTGCGTCGAACCACAGACCGGCACGAGCGTGCGCCTCCGCCAGCGGAGCCAGCCTCGCGAGCGCGAAGTCATGTGCCTCCGCCGCCCCCCGCTTGCCCCTATTGGCGTCCGCGTAGCGCTTGCGGATGCAGTTGCCCGCGTCGCGCATGAGGGGGTTGAGCATGGCAATTGCGGCGGCCGGAGTCGGCGCCGACTGCGTCCCCTGATCGGGGCCCGTGATCGTGCCATCCTCGGAGACAGTTCCGAGGTTAAGCGCCGCCAGCGGTGTGTCGAGGCCGGGCAGCGGGTTCAGGTCGTAGTGGCCGCGCGCCTCGTTGCGCAGAATCACGCCGGCATTAACGAGCGTCGCATCGCCCGCCGTGCGGGTTGCATAATCGCCGCGCAGGAGGCCGTCGAGGTTGAACTTCAGGCGCGTGCCGGGCGTCTTGACGAATAGCTTGTGACGGATGACGGCCTCCGTCGCGACACAGATTGGCGTGATGGTGTGCTTCGCGAGCCAGAGATCCTGTTGCTCCGAGTTGGTGTAGGTGCCATTCGTGAGGTCCTGGACCATCGCTAGGGGCATGCGAAAGATTGAGCAGATCATCTGCAGCTGCCAGCGCATCTGCTCAGTCAACTGCGCGTCCTTGAGGCTCATCTCGTTCTGCTTGTACTTCAGGCCACGATCGAAGATCCGCATTTCTCCGGCGCGCAGAATGCCGGCGAACTCCTTCATCTGCGCGGCGAGAGCCTTTACATCGGCATCTTTGAGGACGGCATCAGTCTCAAGGTAGCCGGGGAAATGGCTGCCGTTAGAGAGGAGGCGGGCAAAGAACTGCTCGCTGCCGATGGTGATGCCGATCGTCTCGCTGGCCAGGTCGATAAGTGAGCGGCCTTCATGCGGGGAACTCAGGACTGGTCCCTTGAAGTGCAGAATGTCGCTCACCGGGTAGACGTTCGCCGGAGTCATCACGGTGCCATGAATCCCGCCCGAGGTCGCGGCGGTGTCGCCGGCATAGCGGTAGGCCGCGGCATGGGTGGTGGAGTCGACGAAGAGTTCTGGTTTCGGCCCAGTCAGAGGCCATATCTCGGCCGGCTCGCTATAGAAGGCGCCGCGCCAGACGATCCGGGCGTACGCGTTGCCGCTGACGTCCTCTGCGAGCTGCTTCCAGCGCCAGAACTCGCCGGCGGTCATCAGGTCGTTCGGCGCTATGGCGAGCAGGCGATAGCCCGGGTGCGCCTCGTCAGCTATGTTCTCGCGGCCCTGACTGCGGAAGACGTGCACCGGGAGAGCCGCGAACGTCTCGGCGCGAACCAGCAGGCAGGCGAGCACGGCGGTACAGCGCATGGCGCTCTCTTGGGTGACGCAGACGCTGCTGCCGGAGATATTCGCCAGAGCCCCATAGAAAGCGCGGAGCACGGCATCGTCGCCGATGCTGTACGTATCCGCGTTGCGTGGCGAGAACCATCGCAGCGGGTTAAGCTCCAAGCGGTATCCTTCCGCTGGTGACTAGTAGGCCTGCCTCTATTGTGGCGACGGTGTCACCCAAGAGGCAGAGTCCAGATCCCGCCAGTCGAGGCGAAAGAGGGTGCGAAGCTGCCGGCCTCGGATTCTGCGATGTAGGTTGCCATCGCGAGTGCCACGGCGGCGTCGATGAGCAGGTCGGTCTCTACCCTGGTCAGGCGCCAGCCGTAAGGCGTGGGCTTGAGGCCGGCGTTGAGGACCTGCTCGCCCAGCTCGCGGTTGTCTCCGTGGCGCATGCGCCCCTCTTGGAGCACGTCGTAGAGCGTCATGGAGGCTTGGCTCATCTTGATGTCGCTCTGCTTGAACTCCTCGACCGGCAGGCCGAACTCGTCCTGAAGACGCAGCATCGAACGGGTGAAGTAGTTCACATCGCAGGCGATGCGCACGATGTTGAAGTCGGCACAGAGCTCGACGATCTTTGCCTCCACCTCCTCATGGTCGATGTGGCCGAGCGCCTCGTTCTTGTGCCATATCCAGGCGGACACATTGTGCCAGCCATCGTCGCTTGTCTGGTCGAAAACGAGCGCCGTTGAGGCGCGTGTCCATGATGCGTCAAGGGCGAGGATTGATGGCCGACTCTCATCAATCTCAGGACGGACGGCACAGGCATGCCAGAGGTGACCGGGGTAGGCGCGATTGGTGCCCTTGCTTGGGAATCGGTTCAAGTGATAGCGCTCGAACTCGGGGAAGGGCAGCGTGCGGTAAGCGTCACGCAGCATCTTCATGGTGATCCACTTCTGCGGGTTGGCCTTGCGCCACACCTTTGGGTCGTGGCCGTCGTCCTCGTCGGTGGCGCCGGCCCAATAGACGTAGGCGCGTGGATCCGTGGGCGCCGATTTGAGGAGCTCCCACAGCGGGCCCTTGCGCTCAGCGCCAGCCGTCGAGATCGTGATCAGCAGAGCGTTCTCCTGCGCGATCATCCCGGACAGCATGGCGTATCTCATACTGTCGTTGCGGTGCACGTGGTACTCGTCGATGACGCAGACGGTCGCGTGGATGCCCTGTGCGGAGCCCGCGTCCCACGGCACGGTATAGAAGCGCGCGCCGGTGTCGCGCACGATGATCTCGGTGGCGCGCACATCGCAGGCGGCGCGCAGCACCGGGTCACGGAGAACCATGCGGCGCGCCTTGTTGAACACGATGCCCGCTTGCTTCCGGTTGCGGGCGACGACGACGTACTCACCCTCGTAAACCGGCTCGGTGAACATGCATGCGAGCGCGATCGCGGCGGCGATCTCCGACTTTCCGCCATCGCGAGGGAGGCCGATGACGGCTTCACGGTAGAGGCGATCGCCCTTGGCGTCGACGGTGCCGAATATCGGCCGGATGATCTCGCGCCATTGCCAGTCCTCGAGGATGAAGGGCTTCCCGGCCCATGTGCCCTTCATGAACACCAGGTGCTCACGCATGAAGAGACGGATAAGCGAGGCCAGGCGCTCACCCTGCGGGCTGATCGTGCGCGCTGAAGTGCGCCGGCGAGAGGTCCTCGGCGCCATGGCTACTTGTCGATACGAGCTAACAGGCGGTCGCGGATCCCGAGTGCCAGAGATTGGCCCGATACCTCCATGAGGTTTCCGCGGATCCGCGCCATCGGGTTGAGGCCGAGCACGTCCGCGAGTGTCCGCATGGTGGCGGCCGCGTCTTTTTGCACGCGCAACATCGGGTTGGGCACCGGCTGCCCTTGCGCGCCCTTCACGAGCACGCCGTGCTTGTGGATGACGGCCGACGCCTCATGGTGCACGTAGACGGCTTCGCAGAAGGCTGTCACGAGCGGCAGGTCTACCTCGCGGAGGGTGCGCAAGGCGGCCATGTCCGAAAGGATCGCGCTGAACGCATCGGCCGCCACGGCCGGCAAGTCCACGGGGGGCTCTGAGTGCGCGAGTTCATCGCGCACGGGGACGACTTCGACGGAGGGTGATTTGCCCTGGCCCGGCGCCGCCCGATGTCCTCGGCTGTGAGCCTTCTCCGGGCTCGGCGTGGGCGCGCTACCTCTCGGCACAGTCAGTCCTCTCAAAATGACGGCTGATCGTTGCGGCGATCTCGGTGCCGGCCCTCTCGCATCTCCAAGCCAGCACTGGGCGCGCTTCGTGTCCGAGCCGAAGAAACACACCGGCGACAGCGGTTGCCTCCAATACGGTGCGGGCTATCTGTTCGTCCAAGGCGGCCGCTGGTGGACGCGGGATGCTCTCCTCGGCTTGCGCGATCTCGAACGGCTCGAACGCGCGGCGGAAACGGAACGCCGCGACGCGGCATCGAGGCGAGCAATAGATGCGCGGGCGCCCGGTTCGCGGCTGGGTGATGGGCTCCCCGCAGTAGGCACAGACGGGGATGATGGTTTCGCCGCTCATGCCATCATGATGCCGCGTGTGTCACCCGTTTCGTTACGGGCGCCGGCCGCCTTGTGTAACGCTGACCCGCTGACCCGGCGGGCCAGAAAACCCCAGAGTGGGCGCGAAAAACGA